GGGAGATGGTGCGGACCCTGCTGGGGCAGGCGGACTGTCCGGCGCAGGTGAAGCTGGTGCACGCCAGCAGGTCGAAGAAGGCGCGGGCCGAGCCGGTGGCGGCGCTCTACGAACAGGGTCGGGTGGTCCACTGCGGCGCGTTTCCGGCGCTGGAGGAAGAGATGATGGCGCTGGGCAGCGAGACGCCGGGGGGCAAGAGCCCGGATCGGGCGGATGCGCTGGTCTGGGCGCTGACGCACCTGCTGCTGGCCGGGAAGACGCAGCCGAGATTGCGGGCGTTGTGATCTGATCCTTCTCCCCTTGTGGGAGAAGGTGGCCCGGTAGGGCCGGATGAGGGGTTTTGCGACGGCGACCGCCGGATAAGGGCAAGCGGCAGCGCAACCCCTCATCCGTCAGCCCGGGTCAAGCCCGAGGGCTGCCACCTTCTCCCACAAGGGGAGAAGGGGAAGAGATCATGGAGAACCATATGGATTGGCGACGACCGTTCGGTCGGCGGCGCATGGCTGCGCCCGAGATCAAGAATAGCCGCACGGGGCCGCTGATCGCCCTGACGGGCGCGGGGCGAGCGCGGTGGACGCCGCGCGATTACGCGCACTTAGCTGAAGAAGGGTTCGGCAAGAACGCCGTGGCCTATCGCTGCGTGCGGATGATCGCGGAGGCGGCGGCCTCGACGCCGTTGATGGTCATGGTCGGGGGCGTGCGGAGCGCAGATCATCCGCTGGCGCGGCTGATCGACAAGCCTAATCCCGAGCAGTCGGGCGGGGAGTTGATGGAGGCGCTGTACGGCGCGCTGCAGACGGCGGGCAACGCCTATGTCGAGGCGACGGGCGACGCCGACGGCGACGGGGCGCCGGACGAGCTTTGGGCGTTGCGGCCGGACCGGGTGAAGGTGGTGCCGGGACGGGCGGGTTGGCCGGAAGCCTATGAGTATGCGGTCGGCGGGCGGTCGGTGCGGATCGGGCGGCATGGCGACGGCTGGTCGCCGGTCATGCATCTGAAGCTGTTTCATCCGACGGACGATCATTACGGATTTTCGCCGCTGGAGGCGGCGGCCTTCGCCATCGACGTGCACAATGCGTCGGGGGCTTGGAACAAGGCGCTGCTGGACAATGCGGCGCGGCCGTCGGGGGCGTTGGTCTATGGGTCGAAGGACGGGGAGCGGCTGACGGCGGACCAGTTCGAGGCGCTGAAGGCGGAGCTGGGCGAGGCCCATGCCGGGGCGCGCAACGCCGGGCGGCCGCTGTTGCTGGAAGGCGGGCTGGACTGGAAGCCGATGAGCCTGACGCCGCACGACATGGACTTCATCGCCGGGAAACACGCGGCGGCCCGGGAGATCGCCCTGGCCTTCGGGGTGCCGCCGCAGCTGCTGGGGATTCCCGGGGATGCGACCTACGCCAACTATCGCGAGGCGAACGCGGCCTTCTGGCGCGGGACGGTGATCCCGCTGGTGCGGAAGGCGGCCGGGGCGATGACGGGCTGGCTGGGCGGGCGCTTCGTTGATTGTCGGATCGAGCCGGATCTGGATGCGGTTCCGGCCCTGCAGGCCGAGCGGGATGCGCTGTGGGCGCGGCTGAATGCGGCGAGCTTCCTGACCGACGAGGAACGGCGCCGGATGGCCGGGGTGGAGGCGTGATGGAGGCGATGAAGAAGATGCCCGTCGCCCTGATCGCCGCCCTGCTGGTGCAGACGGTCGGCGGCCTGGTGTGGGCGGGCGGGGCGGCGGCGCGGATCGCGACTCTGGAGCAGCGGGTGGACGAGCAGAGGCTGGTCGCCGAGCGGCTGGCGCGGCTGGAGGCGCAGGGCGAGGCCGTGCGCGCGGCCGTCGAGCGGATCGAGCGACAGTTGGAGGGGAAGTGATGGGGAAGCGCTCGTCCTTCTCCCCTTGTGGGAGAAGGTGGCCCGAAGGGCCGGATGAGGGGTTGCGCGACCCCTCACCCGACCGCGCGAGGACGACGGCTGCGCCGCCGTGCGCGGTCTCCCTCTCCCGCAAGGGGAGAGGGACGCTATTCATCGCTGGCTACGCTTCGCTGTGGGGCGTGGCCGATCTGAACGGCGACGTGACGGCGCGCGGGGTCTTCGCGGACAGTCTGGCCAAGACCGGCGCGGGCGGGGTGCGGATGCTGCATCAGCACGAGAGCCGCGCAGTGGTCGGCGTCTGGGAGCGGATGGTCGAGGACGAGCGCGGCCTGTGGGTCGAGGGGCGGATCGAGGACTGGTCCGCCGAAGCCCGCTATGCGGCCGCCCTGACGCGGGCTGGGGCGCTGGACGGGCTGTCGATCGGCTTTCGGGCGATGAAGGCGCGGCGCGACGGGCGCTTGAGGGTGCTGAGCCGGGCGGAGTTGTGGGAGGTGTCGCTGGTGACGTTCCCGATGCTGCCGGGCGCGCGGTTCCGAGCGAAAACAGATTGACGACTTCGGCCCTGCGAAGGCTGATGCGGCCTTCGCAAGGCGGGAGCGGGCGATGGACAAGAAGAGCGGCGGAACCTTTGTTCTGGGCGTGTGCGGAGGCATCATCCTGGGCGCGCTGATCGACAACATGGCCATAGGCCTGCTGTTGGGCTTCGCCGTGGGGTTCGGCCTGGTGAAGCTGAACCGCAAGTCGTAGCGGACCTAGCGGCCGGCCAGGCAGACGATCTGCATGGTTCAGAGCTTGGGCGACGCGAGAGGGCGGTCGTCGCGGCGGCCGTGCAGGCCAGGCGTTTCCTGGTCGTAGCCGCGCAGGGCGATGGCGCAGGTTTCGGGCGTCTGGCGCGAGGCGACGGCGGGGCTGCGGCCTCTGTCATAGGCTTCCCGGAGGGCGCGGCGTTCGGCCTGATCGGCGGTGGGGGCGTGGCGATGGAGGTGCGCCGCGAAAGCCTGATCGCCGGGGCTGTCGCGATTGAGATGCTCGCAGGCGCCGAGGGTCTCGAACATCCGCAGATTGATCGAGGTGTAGGCCGAAAGGCGCCCCTGGCCCGACGAGAGGCGCGGCGTCTCTGACGACGAGGCGGCGGAGGGGCGTTGAGCCGAAGCGTCATGCGCCGTGCATGACATGAGCCCAACCGCTGACAGGGCGGCGACGGCGATCCTGAACATTGATCCATTCCTTGATCCGAGGACGGCGTAGCACGGTTCCCCGGATGCACGAAGGATCGCACCCGTTCCGGGCCTGGCCCGGTTGACGGCGCGCCGCAGGACGGTCGCGCATTTTTCTGGAGAGACCATGAAAGAGATCAAGACCGTCTCGGGCCATCCCGAGGCGCGCGCCGCCATGCATGAGATGATGGCCGCGTTCGAGGCGTTCAAAGGGGCTAATGACGCCCGTCTGGACGAGATCGAGAAGAAGGCTTCGGCCGATGCGCTGCTGGAGGAGAAGGTGGCGCGCATCGATCAGGCGGTGGCTCAGGCGCAGGCGCGCATGGACCGGGTGTTGAGCGAGGGCCGCCGTCCGATGCTGGGCGCCGAGCCGCCCGCCGTCGTGGCGGCGCCGGAGGCCAAGGCGGCGTGGGACGGCTATATGAAGTCCGGCGCGTCGCACGGGCTGGAGCTGAAGGCGGGGCTGTCGTCGGCGTCGAACTCGGCGGGCTATGTCGTGCCGCCGGAGACGGAACGCGCGATTGAGCGACGCCTGATGGCGGGCAGCCCGATGCGCGAGATCGCCACGGTGCGCGCGGTCGGGTCGGGCGTGTTTCGCAAGCCGGTGTCGACGGCGGGCGTTCAGGCGGGCTGGGTGGCCGAGACGGCGGCCAGGCCCGAGACGGACCCGGCGACGCTGGCGCTGCTGGAGTTCTCGTCGGCGGATCTCTACGCCTGTCCGGCGGCGACGCAGAGCCTGCTGGACGACGCCCTGATCGACCTGGACGAATGGCTGGCGGCCGAGGTCGAGGACGCCTTTGCGGCGCAGGAGACGGCGGCCTTCGTCAGCGGCGACGGGGTCAACAAGCCCAAGGGCTTTCTGGCCTATGACACGGCGACCGAGGGGACGCAGGCCTGGGGCCAGATCGGCACGGTGGCGTCGGGCGCGGCAGGCGGTTTCGCCAGCGCCAGTCCGGTCGATAAGCTGATCGACCTGATCTATGCGCCCAAGGCCCAATATCGGCCGAACGGGCGCTTCGTGATGAACCGCCGCACGGTCTCGGCGGTGCGCAAGTTCAAGGACGCGGACGGAAACTATGTCTGGTCGCCGGCGACGCGGCCGGGCGAGACGGCCAGTCTGCTGGGCTATCCGGTGACTGAGATCGAGACGATGCCGGATGTGGCGGGGAACAGTCTGTCGATCGCGTTCGGGGACTTTGCGCGCGGCTATCTGATCGTGGATCGCACGGGGGTGCGGGTGCTGCGCGATCCCTATTCGGCCAAGCCCTATGTGCTGTTCTACACGACCAAGCGCGTGGGCGGCGGGGTGCAGAACTTCGATGCGATCAAGCTGATGAAGTTCGCGGCGTCGTAGGAGCGGCGAACGAGCGCCCTCTCCCCTTATGGGAGAGGGAGGGGCCCGCCGCGTGAGCGG